ATTACCAAAGCATCGTGCAGATAGACCAGACTGGTATCAGCCTCATGGTTGGGAAAAGCCAAGACTAAAGCATATGTCAGAAAATATTAGTAAGGAAGATGTTGTTTATTATGTTGGTGCAGAAGAAGGAGAGATGCCTGCTTTGTGTCAAATGTGGGGAGCAGAAATAGTTTTATTTGAACCTAATCCAAAGGTTTGGTCGCACTTTCCTTTGCTTTGGAGTGCTAATGGTTTAGAAAAACCAATTGCATGCATACCTGGTTTTGCATCTGATAAAGATAATAAACTTGCACGTATATATTATAATGAATTTCCACCAGAAGCAGATGCTCCTATTGAGGCTGCCCATGGATTTAAAGAATTACAGTATGAAGCAGATAAATATGGTCAAACAAAAATTGACACGCTTGTTTATGAAAAAGGAATGAAGCCACCTACAGCAATATCTCTTGATGTTGAGGGTAGTGAATGGAGGGTGCTAGGAGGGGCTGAGAGGGTCCTTAGAGAGCACAAACCTAAGATTTGGTTGTCTGGACACCCAGAATTTATGATGATGTATTGGAAAGAATATTTGTATGATTTAAGGCAGTTTATTAAAGGTATTGGATATCAAGAAACATTACTTGATTATCAACACGAGGTGCATTTGTATTATGAACCAGCCTAATGCATATCTTTATTCAATTAAACAAGAAGATTGTGCTGCTGATAAGTGGGACTATGGTTTATTAAAAGAATTTTTTAATAAAATTAATATAAAACCAGAAAAGGTAACTTCGTTGCCTGATTCAGAAAGAGCATTTGTGGTTATTCCTGGACCACAAAATGTAGATTATGAAGATCAAATATCTGAAGAATTAAATAAGATAAATAGAGTAGTTTTGTTTATTACTGGTGATGAAAGTGCTACATTTAACATCAATAAGATAAGGCACAACAATATTGAAATTTGGGTTCAATATCCGCATAAAAAACATGCACAATATAATAAATTGGCTTTAGGAGTTCCGCAACATTTACCTAAAAATTTGCCGAATTATCAAGACAAAGTGTATGATGTGTTTTTTTCTGGTCAAATAACTCATCAAAGAAGACAAGAACTGTCAGGTGTTATGGAAAACATAGCAAACTCTTTCTATAATCCAACCTCTGGCTTTGCCGAAGGATTAAAACCAAAAGAATACTATGACAAAATGTTTCAATCTAAAATTGTTCCATGTCCTAGCGGAGCCATGGTTATTGATTCTTTTAGATTTTATGAAGCAATTGAAATGCTTTGTTTGCCTATAGGAGATAAAATAGATCCAAGTGGGAAAAACACAGATTTTTTTAATTTTATGTTTGAAGATAATCACCCAATAAGAAGCGTTGATAATTGGCAAAATATTGTTGATTTATTACCAGATTTATTAGATGTTTGTCAGTCTGAAATGCATCAAATAGTTTGTTGGTGGATTAAATATAAAAGAGATTTGTATATTGAGTTAATGAGGCAAGTAAATGCATAAAAGAGATATAACAATTATTATGGCTACATCTGTAATTCCAAATCATCCAAGTACAGCAATGATAGAACAAACTATTAGTGATATTCGTGTTCACTTTCCAGATAATGAAATTATCATGCAAATAGATGGTCTTAGAGAAGAACAGCAAAATCGTAAAAAAGATTACGATGAATATAAAAATCGCATTTTATGGAAGTGTTTACATGAAGATAAAAACATATTGCCATTTATATTTAAAGAACATAGTCATCAAACTAATATGATGCGTAAAACAATTAATGAAATTAAAACACCGCTATTACTTTATGTTGAAGGTGATGCTCCTTTAACTGCAGATGTGTTAATAGACTGGGATAAATGTTTAGATATGTTTGAATACAATAAAGCAAATACTATTCGTTTTCATTTTGAATCAAAAATACCAAAAGATCATGAACATCTTATGTTTGGCCTAGAAGATGGATTTATGAAAACTGCACAATGGAGTCAACGACCTCATTTAAGCAGAAAAAAATATTATAAAAGTATTGTGCTGCCAAGATGTAAGGATAAATTTTTTATTGAAGATACCTTTCATGGGGCAATTCAAGACGACATAATCCCATATAATAAATTTAATCAAGAAGGTTGGGATATGCACAAACTCTGGATTTATCATCCTGAAGGTAGTATTAAGAGTTCCTACCATTTAGATGGTCGTCAGGGTACCCGCAAATTTACGATAGACGATGAAACTTGGGGGTATAAAGAATGAGACTAGGAATTATAGCAAGATCAGATAACACTGGGCTTGGCAATCAAACTAGAGAATTAGTCAATATGCTTAATCCTGATAAGATTCTTTTAATTGACTCTACCACTTTTAATAAAAATAAACAACATCCAGAATGGTATGAAAAATATAGTTGTATTAGAAGCAATGGATTTCCATCTGTTCAACAGGTTAAAATATTTTTAAACGATGTAGACGTTGTATTAAGTTGTGAAACATTTTATGATCAAAATCTTATAAGGTTTGCAAATAAAAGAAATGTAAAAACTATCCTTCAGTATAACTACGAACTGTTTGGCCATTTAGCAAATCCTAACCAACCATTACCAACAGTACTTTTATCTCCAAGTGTATGGCAAATTGAACACATAAAAAAAATGTTTGGTGGTCAAACAAAAGTTATTCATCTTCCACCACCAACAAATGAAGAATTATTTAGTAAAGTAAAAGAAAATAATTTATCTAAATCACATAATAGAATATTACACATTGCTGGTAAAAAGGCAGCCAAGGATAGAAATGGTACCGAAACTGTAATTGATATGCTTAAGTATTCTAAAGCAGATTATGAGTTGGTAATTAGAAGCCAAAGTGAAATAGAAACAAACATTAAAGATTCAAGGCTTAAAGTTGAAATTGGAAATCCAGATAATAGAGAAGATATGTATGATGGGTTTGATGCCATGGTATTACCAAGACGATACGCTGGATTATGTTTGCCAATGAATGAGGCTTTGCTAAGTTCCCTGCCAGTTTTTATGACAGATGTATCCCCAAATAATTTTATTTTACCTTCAGAGTGGTTAGTAAAAAGTAACTCAATAGGAACAATTAGAACTAAAATTAGACTTGAATTATTTGAAGCAGATCCAAGGGCTTTAGCAAAAACAGTTGATGATTACATTAATATTAAAGATAAAGTATCTTATAAAGAACAAGCATATAATATTGGAGTTGCAAATTTTTCTCCAACCATCTTAAAAGATAAATACCTAGAACTTATCTCTCAAATTTAGTTTTTTGCTTAAACTGAATTTTAAGTATATTGTTCCAAATAATATCAAAAGAACTATCTGCGCTAGATAAATATGTGTGATTGTCTATATCTAAATTATAAGACTTAAAAACTAATGGACCTCTAGTATAAACCTTAACATCCTGCATTTCTGATCCACCAACTTTAAATATATTTCCATACATAGATCTCCATAAAAACTGGTCATTTTTTTCTAATACTTCTTGCAATTTTTGCTTCTGCATAACCATAGGTACGTGCAGTTCATAGTCTAGTGGATCATCAATTCCAATGGCTTTTAATCTTTTGTATGTGGCACTAAGTTTTCTAGTATAGTTAGAATTGCCGTTTAGTTTTTGATATAAGTTTATTTTATTTAATAGATACCCGCCATGAAAAGTGTTTATGCTATCTATTTTTTTAATAATATAAAAGTCGTCATTCATTAAAACAAATTCGTCAGATATTTGTGGTGAAGAACAGATCATCTTTAAATTCTCTACAGCATTTTTATACTTAGTGTGTATCTGATGAACCTCAATATAATTTCCTATGTACCAATCAGGCTTGCCACCAACAACCCATATATTTGAGTCTGGGAAACTTGCAGCAACAGACCTAATAGAATACTTTAGTTCTTCGTTAACGCCTTCTTTGCAAATATATACAAAGTCCATGATTCCCCCATTATAAAAAATAAAGAGGGCAAGTTTTTAAGTTTGCCCCCTTTATCAGAATAAACTACTTCTTTTTAGCAGCAGCCTTCTTTTTTGCTGGAGCCTTCTTAGCAGGTACAATCTTGCTAAGTGCATCTGAAACAGCGCCAGTGTCTGGCAGTACCCCAAATGCCTTATCGTTAGGGTTAAGCGCTCTCAATGCAACGGGCGCTAGAGCAGCAACTAGTGCAGCCCATAGATCTTTTGGATCTGTTACGCCAGCCATATAAAGTGCAATTAATGCACCAAGAACAGATCGTCCGTATGATGCAAGCATTGCCTTTGTCTTATCATTTAGTAAGTTATTCATTATTCCTCCTAGGATATAATTCGTGTTAGTGTTGTAAAGCCAATCCAAAGTCCAATAATTCCTGCGACTCCCGCAAAAACTGGTGGTGCTGGTACTGGCAATTTGAATGCAGCAAACACGATACCGCATCCAAAACCTGTTAGTGTTGATAGCAAAACATCTTTCATATTATTTCTCTCCCACAGTTGGTGGCAATAATGATAAAAGTTTGTCAGAGTAGTTATCCAAACCTTTGTCTTTAAGTTCTTCCGATACTTCTTTGATAGTTTTTTGGGACTGCTCAATATATTCAAAAGCCCAATCTCTTGAATCAGAAAGGAATTTAATAAAATTTTCTTTGTGTACTAAGTCGTCTGAAATTCCAGCATCGTTTTTTATTCTAGACGTTAACTCTTCAAGCGCTGTATTTTTTATAAAAAGTTCAGCCATTAAAATATTAGACTTGTTGAGTCTATTGAGAGTAGCCCAATATGCTATAGAAAAAGAAAGGGATAAGGTAGCAAAAAATATTACAAGCATTATTTCCATACTAACTATTGTACTCTATCTCTAATGGCATGAGTTGCCCAATAATATAAACATTTATCACAGCAAGGCTTATTGTTCTTATTTTTGATATCAACATAAAATTCAACATAGAATTCTGGATCTTTACGGTAAAGATTAGCCCTATGGGTAATATTAATTCTATTTAGATGTGGACCAGAAGAGTTAGCCCAGAAGGGTTTATCGGTACCCCATATAG